CCCTCACCTTCAGCCCCTCCCCTCTCCATCGCCGAGATAAGCTGGGCCATGGCCCCAATCCTCTTCGTCTCCGCCTCATGCACATCTATATCCCGAGCCTGGGCCTTACCCGCCAGCTTAATCGCCTGCTTCCCCTGAGCTTGGAGCGACTTCGCCAGAGCATTTCGCGCCCCAGCTAATTGCTGCATGAGTTCTTGCTCGGACTGAGAAGGTCCTTCTCCCAGCGCCTGCGGCGGAACCATCCGCCTAAGTCGCAACGCGGCCTCTTGTGCCTCATTAATGTCCATGTTTCTGAGTAACAAATCCCCAATAATCGGAACAAGCTGTGGGGCCTGAGTCAACACCAGCGTCAGTGCATCCTGAGTCTGCCTGCGCTTCGACCCAATAGCTGGTCCAACATCCGGAGCCACGTCAAACCGACCAATTCTCGGATTGAGCACCCTCTGCACAGTTCTCCCCTGATGATCCTGCTTCTGAGCAAAGGCCCTCTGGGCCGACGGGTCTATCTCGATCTCCAAATCCTGTCCATCATCAGCCAGGATCATCATCACTCGCTTTGTGTCATAGATTTTGGGGATGAGATCCAAAATCTGCTGCCCAGTAAATCTCAGCGCGTCCCCATACGAGTCCTGGAAATGATATGTAGCTGTATCGCTCTGCTCTTGCCGATCCTCAATAGCTCTCCCTGTTCGCTCATTCCCCAGCATCCCCATCTGATTCTGCCATTGTCCTGAGGTCATCATCATCTGGCTAAAAGCTGTCTCCATGCCCTGCTGAAATGCTGGGGCAAAATTAGGCGGCTCAGTCCGATTAGGCGGGGGAATTGGAGTATCTGGATTATTATCATCAATATGATTGTATATGAGAACCGAGTGATTCACTGTATTCGCTGTGTTCCACATGGACTCCAACTCCTCAATCGCCTTCGCTGGGGCGACCCAAGGAGTTTTGCCCTGGAGGGCAACGAATTCCACCTGCCCCGAGGCGTTGAAATTATACATCCTCTGGGCATCCTTCATCGCCCGAGTGTGACCCTTTCTATCCAAAATCCCATCAACGACTACCTCCTCCCCAAGCACTGGAATGAGGGGAATCCACTTCCCAGGCCAAATAGTCTCATCCACCACTTGCTCACCGACGATGAGCTTCCATTCGATTATCTCGAACTCCGTCGGGCGAATTTTGGTCAGCGGATCATCCAGCAACCTATTCCTATCTATCTTATCCCAATCTCTAATCAACTTCCCCCTAATTGATTTCCTCTGCCCATCTCTCAAATCAATAAAGCTAATTAGCTCATCCTCCTCCATAATCTTCCTGAAATACTCACAAATCCCAATATCATCCTTATATTGCCAATTGTTCTCCACACTCCCCAGCCCGAGGGGAGTTTTCGTAGCTAGGTCCTTGTACTTCGGATAAGCCTCATTGAAATCATCCCTATTCAGATTATCAAATACGAAAGCAAACTTCGCGTCGCTTTTGACTCGGGATTTCGCATCCGGGTCAATGTATATGGATAGAGGATCATTGACTGGCAAAATTCCAATCTCCTGATCGAAGGTATCCGGCCCAGCGTATTTCGTAATAAGTCTCCACCAACCAATCCCCCCAGCGACCTGATATTGCCGCGCAAGCGTATAGGCCATCTGAGCCTCATTCTGATACTCAATATGGCGAATAATTTGGGAATATACCTGCGCTGCCTCAGCCGTGGCCCCATTACCCAGAGCCACTATCTTGACTGTCGATTTATTCCTCCGAGCCTCATTGACGATTTGGAGATTATGCTGCCGGACTATATTCATCGTCAGACATGGGCGGTCGTCCATTCCTCTGGCCTGCCGAATAGCATTCGGCCACTGATAGCCATTATCCGAGTCCCCATTTGCGAACCTCCAGTCATTCAGAAATCTCATTCTCCACGTTGACTCATACTCCGAGCAACGATCCCAGCGTTTCTTCGCCTCGACGATGAGGGGGTTTCCACCCAGGACTTCAACTGTCGGATCAGCAGCCATTGTTACCACAAGTCCTCTATATAATGCTCAATCATCTCAGCCACCCGAGTGTCTCCCCCTGTCTCATTTTCTCAGCCACTTTCCTCGCTGCCTTCCCCGCAGCTCGTAGCCTCGATGCAATCACATTGGTCTCAGTCCCCCTCCCCAGCCCAATCGAGATTGCCATATATCTAAAAGCATCTGCGCCGTGTGAGGCATAATCATGAAGGGGCTCATTACTCAGTTGTCCATCAATTACTTTGTATCTGTAATGGCGAAGCCTCTGCAGCCCATCTGTGCATTCGACTTCATCAAACCAGCATTTCGGAAACACCAGCCTCACAGCATTAATCCCATCCGTTATTGATAACTTAGGCACGAGCATAGTCTTGTAACCCGCCCCTCGAATTTGCTCCTCAATTGATTTCTTCGTCCCAAGCCTCTTCGCCTTCGCATCATGGGGCAGCCACATAGTCCCAATCACATACCCCCTGCGCTGGATCTCCTTCAAATAATACCCAACATCATCTTGCAGCCGATCTTCATAATACGAGAGAACTCGAATTTGCATCGCAACCTGTTGCGCGAACCACAGCGCAGTCGCATCAGCCCGGCCGACATCCCAGTACACATCAACCGGAATCTCCCTCTCATACGGCACATCACATATCCTCCCCTCGGCCGTTGTCGCCCTAAGCTGTTTTGCATAAACCGCCCCTTCAAGAACCTGCAGACAATTCCCTTCCCAGACATTCAGATAATAATCAATATCCCTCTTCCGATCCAGCTCCATCTCACTTCTCAGCACATCCGGAAACCAGGGATTATCCCTATATGTGGTCTTAATCACAAAACTCGTATTCGGATCGGCATTCAAAACAAACCTCTGATATGTATAATCCGTCTCAAGCCCTGGATTGAAGGTCATCCAGATCTCACTCCCCGGCTTGCGAATCGTGGGAATGAGTATCCCCCAGCTCGCCCTCGAAACCTTATCCGCCTCCTCCACCCAGCAGTAATCAATCCCCTCATAGCTCTTAATCTTCGAAGTATTGTTCTTAATCCCCTCAAATGAAAAATTCGTCCCATTTTTCCCAATTATCCTAGCTACTTGTATTTCATAGAAATTCTCAAGCCCCAACCCTACAATCTGGTCACTCAGCAACTTATGCACTGACTCGGAGATTGAGTTCTGAAACTCTCTACAACAAAGAACTCGAATGGGCTTCTCAGTCCCCATGAGCAAAAGTGCCCGAGAGCAGGCCCAGCTTCTCCCAGCTCCTCTCCCGCCCCAGAAGACTTTTGTTCTCTTCTTCTCAAAGAGACATTTGAATGGGGTGGGAAATTCAGCGTCGATCATGGCTTCGCCAATTGAGGACCAAATGGCATTGTTTGACCATCAAACATGGGCTTCGCGCACATCATCCAACCGGCCCACTCTCTGCGATCCATCTCCTCCCTCCTCCTGGGACTGGCGGGACCGAGCTGGCCAACCAAACCCTCAGCCATTTATTAAAGACTGTGTGATTCCCCAGCGTCCCCATATACGTTCCCACATAACTCGGCGGACTCCCCCCAGCCGTGAAGCTCCCAAACACAATCAGACTATTCGTCACATCATCACTCACTTGTGGCCCAGTCGGCACCGCTAGCCCAGTAAATCCACTCGTCGTCTTACTCCCATCACTCGTATCAATTATACTAACACTATTGGCCGACTCCACATACAGCAACCTCTGATTCGCCACTCTCGCCTTAGCAAACCCCCACCCAAACGCTGTCAGACTCGCCACCACACAAACCCACAACACCGCCCCAGTCGTCGTGGATATTTTGGCCAAATAATTCTGATTTGCTACTGCATCATTTGTAGAGGCTCCGATAATAATATTCCCATCTGTCTGGTCCCAAGCACAGCCCCTCACATTCAGTATCTTACTCCAAGTCGGGTCAATATCAGCATAATCAAAGGTTCCAATTTTGGATTTCGTCCCATCCGAGAATATCTTATACACCCCCAGAGGATCACTGTTAAACGCCCCAACAATTCCATTCTGAAACGGCGGACTCACTACATACCCAGTCCCCAGCGCCCCCTTCGGCCCCCTCACAGCTTGCTGACTCTGCAACCCCTGTTCGTCCAAATACCCCACCAGCGAGCCAGTAGTAAACCCCCCCACTGGGATAGTCACAACCTCCCCACCGCCACTTGTCC